TTAAAATCGTCTGCATTATTACCAGGCAATATTGGATGTGCCCACGGTAAGTCTTTGGATGGTATTAATTTTAAATCAGGTGTATGCCAACCGAATATACGAACTTGCACACGACCAATCTTTAAAGGGTCGTTTCTATTCTCTACGACTCCTAACCACCAGTAGAAGCCGTCCATTCCTAACATACCATTTTTTGTTATCATATAATACCTTTAACAGTATTTTGCCAGAGTTTTGAATCATTATCTGGTGTTACATATTGTTTAACTGACGAATCTTTTACGATTTCTAATACAGTTGTATAAGAATCAATTTTAATTGTATGTTTAACTGCTGATATCAGGTACTTACCAGAATAAAAGTCATCGGGCTTCTTTCCTTGTAATGTAGGATTCAAGGACAATAAATTGAAATTGATTGTTGTACCTGCAGCTGCACCTGGATCACCATCAATTACTAATTTGATTTTATTATAATTAGATAGTGTCAACTGTGCAGTTCTATTTGGTATATAAATTTCAGCAAAAATATCAGACACAACCGCACCTGGTTTACTATTAATATAAGGCACATCTTTTTGGCCATGGTTTGTTGGACTAACCTTTATTACAGCCTGTGGAGTTTCATATATCTTATCACCAAATCTATTCTTAGTATCATTTACAATAGGATACTTATTTAATTTAGATGACTGTGAAAAATATTTTGAATAATCAAAGTTGGTTGTAATGTATCTCTGCAACAAAGGGTCTACAGTAATCAATTGATTGGCAAACTGGCCCGAATTGATTGCACCTAATGTATCTATTGTGTTGATAAATTTATAAGACAATACAGAATAAAACTTATCTTGAACAGGTTGACTTTTCTTATCAACGTTTTTAGGCTCATATTGATATGTTCTATAAATTTGTTGTGCAAATAGTGTTTGCAAAGATGCAAAATTATAACCATATTTATTCTCAAAGAACAACATATCAGAACCAAATGAACCGGAAGATGCTGATTGTGCATATGTGGACAACCAATTGATAGCTTCAAACGGCTTAAAATTTGGTACTATAAAATCGTATATACCTTTAGTAGATTCTATTGTAACTTTTTTATTTGATGGTACTTTTAGATAGTTTTTGGTAATATCTGTAATGATATCTGATACCTTGGTATTTGGATATGATTTACTAACCTTATATTGTTCTGATATAATCAATTCATCTGAACAAAAATACAGTACATAACCTTCTGTTTGCATATTACCGACCAATTGGCGGTCGGATATCTTGTATATGCGGAATAAAATGTCGATATTAAAGTTTTTATCAGAAGCTTTAGTGAAGGTGACTCTGATATATTCATTACCACTCAAATGAAACTTCTCGATAAAGCCTTCTGCTTCAGATATAATCATTCTACCAGTTACAGTATTGCTGAAAATATCTTCAAAATATGACATTTCAACCAGACTAGGTTTTACGTCATATGAACCTAGTGATGATAGTAATACAAGATTCTTAAGACTATAATCCTGTGGATACGTTACACCGGCTTTTTCTGCATTTGTGGTAGTTGTCGCCATTATTAACCGTTCATTAATGAATCTAATTGTTGTTCAAACTGGCCCGCATATATTGAATTAATTAATTGAATAGTTCTTTTTGCTTCGTTTTGTTCAACTTCATATGTATACAAATCAATTGGTGTTTTTTCGATTGTAATTGTACAAGATGCCCCACTTGGTAGATTAACTGTTTGTGTACCAGTAATTAAATTAGTATATGTATTTTGGTCAATCGTATAATTGATTGTTGTTGTGTTTGAAGTTGTAGAGTCGTATGACGTATAAATTTTTCTATATTCTTTGGTAATAGATTGTGTATATGCCGCCATAGTTTGGTTATTGGCAGCTGCCAAAGCACCATACTTATCTTCCATATAGGATCCAAATTGTAATGATGACAACGGCCATTGCCATTGTGGATCTAATATCTGATTTGAAAACAATACTAACCAATAACGATATGGATCGCCATAGTATTTACTTGCAACAATCTCTGGTGTATCACCGTCTTGTATATCATATGTGTAGAAAAGTGCAGGATTAACCAATAGGTTTTGAATTATACTTGCACGAGACAATAAATTTGTTGCAATAACAGGATTATTATTTTTATCAACTGTTATTATTTTAGGAAGTGTGTCGAAATATAACATTATCTCACATCGCCTTTACTAAATCTTTCACGGTGCATAATATCCATCTCTCTAAAACTTAATGTCATTCTAGTTTGAACTGGACTACCATCCGTGTATGCTGCCCAACCGTTTGGTGCATAATCTACGTTAATATTTTCTAATACACAATCACCCACTTTATACAAATAGGTATTTTCATTACCTTTTGTTGAATTACCGTTCAAAGATTGTGTTATTGCACTACCTACCGCACCAAGATTACCTAACACAGCATTCATGGCAGCACCAACAGCAGTATTATTGTTACCACCATGGAATTGAAACTTAATATTGAAAATTGAAGGCATAGTAAAATATTGTCCGCTTGTTGAACCTTTTATTGCACCTTGTATTGTAGGTAAAGAAGCCTTGGTGAATTTGTCAATAATAGTTTTTACTGCTTTTGCTTCGCCCTGGCTCTTAGGTGTAAACAAGAATTCTAATTGAAAGGTTCTTAAATTAATACCTTTATACAATAATTGCAATTGTGGGTTAACTGCATATCCGTTGGCACGTAATAAAATGTCAGCCGTTTTTGCATCACCACCACCTTGAGTTTTTTTATCAATCAATGAACCTAATACTTCAGAACCAGTTGATGATGCCAAATTCTTTACATTGTCTATAAAACCGGAATCTCTACTTTCAAAAATATCTGATACGGTAGCCGCAATTCTTCCACCAACACCTAAAGCACTGGTCAATGAGAATTCTTGGTATGAGTTATCGTAACTCATGTTCAAGGTTTCTGGCATATATAATGTGATAGAATCGGTGATTGTTTTATAATTTGGTTTTAATGTTGCAGTTATTGTTTGTGAAATTGTTGTATCTTTTACAGCATTTGAAACACCTGATGCAACTCCACCAGCAACATCTTGTACTTTTTGAACACCACCAGCAACAAAATTACTGGCTTGTGTCCCCAAAGGAACAGCTTGATTGGCTTGACCACCAGCTGCACCTTTTGGTGTTAGTGTAGTTTGTTTTGATTCTGTTAGATTTGTTGGAGTGATATCTATTATTGTGAATAAAACAGAATGTGCTCTGGTTGGATTAGATGCCAAATCGGAAGGGTATTGAGTTACTTCTTGGCCATTTTTTTTGTTAAATAATGCTCCCAATGGACCTTTTAATAATCCACCAGGTATGGAAACTCCACCGATTGAATTTGGTATACTTATAATTGCCATTGGTTACTTTTAATTAGATTGAATCTTATATTTATATGGCTTACTCAGGACGATTTACCCCTAAAAACCCCTCAAAATATGTTGGGGACCACAAAAACATCATTTACCGCTCGAGCTGGGAAGCCCGTTGCATGGATTGGTTTGACCGAAACGATAATATTGTATCGTGGGCTTCGGAAGAACTTATTATACCCTATAAATCACCAATTGACGGTAAATGGCACAGATACTTCCCAGATTTTCTAATTAAAACTAAAACGAAAGATGGTAAGTTAAAGACTATCTTAATTGAAGTTAAACCAAAGAAACAAACACGACCACCACCTCCACAAAAACGAGCCACTAAAAAATACATTACTGAGGTCACTACTTGGGGTGTCAATGAGGCTAAATGGAAAGCAGCCATTGAATATTGTAAGGATCGTACTTGGGAGTTTAAAATCATTACCGAAGACGACCTAGGTCTCTAACTAAATAACCAATGGCATCAATACTAACCAAACTAGCAGAAGAAAAGAACGCTCAAGATTTAGAGATGTTGAGTCGTGACTCGGCCAAATGGTTTATGACCAAGTTGGCAAATTTAAAGAACACTTCTCGTATTCCTGGTACAATTAAGAAAGAAGAATTTAGAAACACTACCAGATTTATCAAAGGTGGTCTATTTTTCTTCTACTATGACCCAAAATTAAAAGAAGAATTACCATATTACGATAGATTTCCATTGGTATTGATGTTAGAAAAGTATGAAGATGGCTTTCTAGGATTAAACCTACATTATCTACCAATTAAGTACCGAGTGGCATTTATGGATAAATTGATGGCTTATGCGAGGTATGATGAGGAGGATAATCCGGTTCGTCTACGTATTACTTATGATATCCTAAGCGCCACAAAGAAGTTTAAAGAGTTTAGGCCATGTATTAAGAGATACTTGACACACCATGTCAAATCTAGGATACTTGCCGTTCAACCAAACGAATGGGAAACTGCAATATTTTTACCAGTTCACCAGTTCAAGAAGGCTAGACCAGATAAAATCTGGAGAGAATCAGTTCAGAAAATAAGGAAACCATAATGGCAGGATCAATCACAGACTTTATTAGTAGTTTTCAGAATGATTTGGCTCGTCCAAATCGTTTTGATGTGAACATCCCTATTCCTTTGACATTGATACAGTATAGAAATATTTCCCAGAAATTGACTTTTCGTTGTGAGAGTACGAATTTACCGGGTAGAACAATATCTACAACTGACCAGAAGATTTACAATATTGTTGAGAAGTTTCCAAACCAGACAACATACCAAGATATGGATATGACCTTTCTTGTTGGTGGTGATATGGCTGAAAAACAATT